TTGTTTCACTTAATTTTTTAAATTCTAATGATAATTTTGTATTTGAAGTTTCAAAAACTAATTTTGTTTTATCTTCTTTGATTTGTTTTTCAATTAATGCCCAACCTAAAACATTATATTTACTTCTTATAATTTCATCTGTATACCATTTTAAAATATTATCACTTATCATATTCAATTCCTCCCTTATCTAACCATTAAAAATTTTGATGTTTTTTGATGTTTACTTTCTAATTCCTTATATTGTTCCATTAGCTCTAAATTTTCTTTTGCCATAGCCTCAAAATCAGGTGTTTTTCTAGTTTGTATGTTAAATTTAAACTTTCCAGCAACTCCCTTTTGAGTACCGTTATTTATAAGTTCCAACATTACCTCTTCTTTTAATAGATCCTGTTCTTTCTTTAAAGAATTAATTTCTTTACTTAACTCTTTAATTTTTGCAGCTTTTTCTTCTAAGTCTGCAAACTCTATAACGTCATTATTTTCTATTTCTAATGCTTTTTGTTTTAAATAATTCATGTAAGCATCTGAACCATCTGGCATTGGAGGAATCTTTTTTAATAAATTTTCTTGATAAAATTCAGTAGCTTTATTTCTAATTAAATTTATATCTTCCTCGCTTCTCTCTATCTTAAATTCCTTATATTGTTGTCCTCCAATTAATACAGCTATATATGCAAATTTATAGCCTGTAAGCATTAAATAATGCTGTACTTGAGCATAATAATATTGAGGTATTACATCATCTTCCCAGTCTTTTTTATTCCAAAGAGATGTGGTTTTTATTTCTAAAACTCCATAATCTCCTGTTTCTTTGTCTTTTAATGCTCCATCTAAATTAGCAATTAAAAAATCATTTACAACTGAGTAAGGAACTTCATATACAATTAGTTCTTTATGCTTATTGGAGAACTCTTTTAAAATAGTTCCCTCTAACATATGCCCCCAATGTGTTAGTTCATTACCTTTGAAGTTGCTACCTTCTGTTTTATCTACATAAACATCAACTATTGATTTGTAAGGATTTACTCCAATTATTGCCCCTATATCACTTCCACCTATTCTTTTTGCTCTAAGTTCATGCCAATCATCTTCATTATCATAACCAAGAACTTTTGTATTTTCAGTATTTGCTGTTACAGAAGTTTCAAACTCTTCTTTTGTCATTTCTATTACTTCTGATTTAGTAACACTTATTAATTGTTCTAAATCTGCTTTATTTAATTTACTATATCCTACTAATCCTAAACTTTTTGCTTCTTCTCTTAATTCTTTAACTGTCATAATCTATTCCTCCGTATCTTCAAATAAAGATGATTGTTCTAATTTTACTTTTGCTTTTTCCTCTTCTAATGTTTCAAGATTTAATTTAGCCTGATTAAAATATGTTTCTTTTAATTCAATTCCCAAACTTCTTCTATCCATTTTTAGTGCCATATATTGTGTACTTCCAATTCCCATAAATGGATCTAAAACTATATCATTTGGATTGGTCCATAGTTCTATACATCTTGCAATTACATCAAGTTGTAAAGGACATATATGTCTTTCATCTTCTTCAGATCTTGCTTTTGTTCTGTTTAATGTATTTGTTTGCCTAATATCCATCCAAACTGGATTGGCATATCTTCTCCATACTTGGTGAGAATAAATAGGCAATTCATTATATTTTTCTTTGTTTTTTACTTTTTCAGGATCAGGTTCTGGTCTATCTCCTTTTATTCCTTCTGGTTCATTTTCTCCAAAAAATCTAGTAAGACCTTCAGGATGTTCTATTCTTTCAGGATTTTCTCCCTCTTTTCTGAATGTAACAATATAATCAGGTAAACCATTTCTACATAAACTTGAATCTTTACATAATTGTTTATGTAATAAACCTAGTGCTTTGGTTCTTGTTGCTTCAACTAATGGATCTTTATATATAGTTACTTTTGAATGGTATATAAATCCCACTTCTTGAAACAATCTTATTATTTCTCCTGGAAAATCTTTTAAACCTATTACTCCATCTTTTGATTTCATCATAGGTAAATCCATACAATGAATACTTATTAATCTTCCTGGCATAAGAACTCTATATAATTCTTTTACTAAAAATCTAAAGTGTTTATAAAACTCTTTATCATTTTTGCTATTTCCCATATCTCTATCACTATTTGAATAAGTATATAAACTAGCAAATGGTGGACTAAATATAGAGTAGTGTATTGAATTATCAGGTATTCCTTGTATAATTTCTACACTATCTCCATGATATATTGAGTATTTATCTTTTACTATTTGATTAATTACTTTCATTGATTGACACCACATCCTCCCAATAAATTATTTCCATCCCTTTATGCTTTGCATATCCTAATTCAATTAAACATCCCTTTGACATTTTTATTTTTTCAAATTTTGGAATAAGAAGAATATCACACTCATTTAATAGATTTAAACATAAATCTATCCCTTTTTCATATTCCATATTATTGTATAAATATCCATAATTATGGATTGGTGATATAAAATTTGGTTTATGAAAAATATTTTTCTTTATTAAAAGTTTTATAAACTCCTCTACTTTCTTTTTATTTTCTTCATGCCCATCATAAGGATGAGCCACATATATATTTAAAGTTTGCATATCATTTCCTCCCATTTTGGTAATATCATTTCTATTTGAGGTATATATTCAGTTACTATTCTTGATGTTGAGTGTAATTCCTTTTGAGTTATTTCTTTAGTAAGTTCTACCATTTGAGATTGCATATATTTTGCATCCTCTTCCTTTCTTGCAATGTTTTCTTTAACTGTTCCTTCTTTTGCCGAAAGAATTATGTAAACATTTACTTCTTTTGTTTGTCCAAATCTCCAACATCTTCTAATTGCTTGATAATATTGTTCATAACTGTCAGATAGTCCAACAAATATCATATTGTTGCATTGTTGCCAGTTCATTCCAAAACCTGCTATTGATGGTTTTGTAACTAATGATTTTATTTCATTATTTGAAAATTTAATCATTGTTTCAGCCTTATATTTTGAATTATCTGAACCTTTTACTTCATAACTCTCATTTATATACTCTTTTAATTTAGCTGATTCATCATTTAAGCTACACCATATAAGCCATTGCTCATTTGAACTATTAACTATATCAGCAGCTTTTTGACATCTGATATTTAATGTTTCTTTTCTTACATTTCTTCTTTGTGTAAGAGTCAATTTATCATTAGAAAAATCAGTACCATCAGCTATAATTTCAAATATATTTAATTTTGGTAATGTATAACCATCTATTTCATATCCTAAACTATTTGGATTATCAATAAATACACACCAACTAGCCATCCATTGCCAGAATATTTTATCTGCATGCCCTTTTAATCTCCATTTTGATGTATCACTTCCATCATGAATAAAGTACATTGATAACATTTCATTTCTTGTCATTATTCCTAAAAATTCAGCATGATTTCCAAGTTCCATATAATCATTTGGAGCTGGTGTTGCTGTACATGCTAATCTAAAAGGACAATGTGAAAAGTTTTCAATTATTTGATTTCTTATTTTTCCAGTAAAACTCTTTAATATTGAACTTTCATCTAAAACTATTCCACCAAATTCATTGGCTACAAACTTATCTAATTTTTCATAATTAGTTATATTTATTCCAGGAACTACATCTGATTGACTTTCACATATATTTACATCAATACCAAATGTTTTCCCCTCCATTTTTGTTTGTGTTGATACAGCTAATGGAGCAAGAATTAAAACATTTTTTCCAGTATGTTCATACACTTTATTAGCCCATTCAAGTTGCATAATAGTTTTACCTAAACCACAATCTGCAAATATTGCTGCTTTTCCTTTTTTTAATGCCCATCTAACTATATCTTTTTGAAATTCATATAAATTTTTATTTAGTTCTTTTTTACTAATATCAAACCCACTACTTATAATTGATGTGGATTTGTTAAAAATAAAATTTTCATATTCTTGCATTGTCATCTCCTTTTATGGTACAATTCAAGAAAATAGAGTTATCTATTTTCTTTTAACCTAAACATCTAATAAACTTTGGTCGGTNCTTCTCTTAATTCTTTAACTGTCATTTTTTCTCACTCCTTGAATTTTTATAATTTTTGTAGTACAATTCAAGCAAGTAGATTAACTACTTACTTTTAACCTAAACATCTAATAAACTTTGGTCGGGGCTATTAGATGTTTTTATTTTTTTATAACTTTTCCCTGCTAAAAAGTTCAACCAATGTGGTTTTATTATTAAATATTTCCCCCTTTCCTTTTCTTGATCTTTTATATAGATACAACCTGGAACTTCATTAGCTTGAATTAAACTATAAATATCATCTTTGTTTAATTCTCCACCAGATAAAGCAATGGCTTCTTCTACACTAATTTTATAATTTCCCATTTAATCACCTTTTTCTAAAAGTTCTAATGTGAATTTGCAAGTTTCTATAACACCTTGGTAATATCTGACTCTTGAATATGCTTCTCCTTCTGCAAGTGGTCTATTTTCTTTTCCTAACTTATAATATTCATCATTAGCTTCTTTTAACTTTTCTTGTGCTAAATTTAGTTTAATTTCAATTCTTTCTTTTATTGTCATAAATATCACATCCATTCTAATAATTTATCAAATGGATAGTTAAGACATAACCATAAAATCTTAAATACCCATTTAATTTTATGTTTAATTACATCTCTCATATTTACTTTTGCAAATTTTTTATTTTCTTTTATTTCCATTTCTAGCCTCCATTTCTATGTATTTTTGGATAACTTCAATAGCATCTATTAACTTTATATCTTCAGGAAAAACTATAACATTTACCCATTTTTGAAATACTTTACAGTGCATTTTTTCCTCCTATCCAATTTTTTTCATATTTTCTTTATTTAAGATATGAGCACAATTTAAACCTGTATTTTTTAACAATCTTCTTTCAAACTTACATAAATATTTTGCTATTTCTTTAAAATTGAATGGTGCTTTAAAAGTTAAACCTACTCTATTTCTATTGTTTGCATCCACTATTAATATTTCTTTAATATCTGTATTTTTAAATAAATCTTTCATTCTTTTAACTTCAAAATTATGTTTATATCTCAATAATTCTGCTACTGTTTTTAATTCTCTTCTTTTTATTTCTCTTTTTACTAATGTTTGTAATTTTATTTTTTTCATTTTTATTCCACCCTTATTTCATTCCTTTATTTTTGATATTTTTCATTTATCACCTCTCAATTTTTTTATTTCTTCTAAAACCATTGTCCATAGTCCAGTTACTCCATACTTTCCAAAGTTTGTCATTATTTCTAATTTATTTCCTTTAAATATTTCTACTATTTTAAGCTCATAGTTTATTACTACTCTATAATCACCTACCTGTTTATCTAACTCTATTCTTTTTATTAAATTTTCAATATCTTTGTTTTCTTCTGTTTCTTTTTTAAAAGCTATATCTACCTCCCCTTGCTTTATAAATAACTTATTAGCTTCATATTGAAGTGCATCCAATAATCCATCTATGTATCTTTTTTTTATCATTTTTTAGTCTCCTCAGAAATTTCATCAAGAGCTTTTAAAAGATTAGTACCTATTGTTTTAGATATTTCTTGTTCCAACTCTTTAATTTGAGTTTGAGATTCCTTTTTTATTTGTTTTCTTATATATTTTTTATATTTTCTTGATTTTTTCATAAGCCTCCTTATTTTGTGTTATAATCTAAATAAAATTTTTATTGTAAGGTGATAATATGCTAAATAAATTTTCTTATTCATTTTTAAAAACATTTCAAGAATATGAAAATCTTTCTATTGATGATTTAAAAACAATTTCTAAAAATAAGATATCTATTTTTGATATTGGACCTCATGTTTTTCAATTTTATAAAGATGGTTATTTAAAAAAATCTGATATAGATAAAACAGTAATAAATACTGCAATTCCTGTTACTCTTAAATTATGTTTAAGTACACTTGGAATAAATGCAATTATTGAATATGAAGAAGAACAAAAAAAGTTAATTTCAAGTAAAAATTTTTCAAAAATTTCATTACTTATATCTTTTATTTCTCTTATCATTTCAGTAATAGCATTATTTAAGAATTGAAATTAAAATAGCAGTGGCTAAAACTGAAATAGTTATAGTAT